ACCTATTCCATCGTACCCCATATTACCACACAATTGCAAGTAAGTCAAGGGTGTATACTACACAATCATCAAGGCTGTATTTTCCTCGATATTCTGTGGTTTTAGCGGCTTGATATATCCTCGGTTTAGAGTTAATATGTGACTACCGAAAGGGAAAACACACAAAAAACCAAATAGGAGGATACCACCATGAACGCAAAGACACAGGCACAGATCAACAGAATGAAGGAGCAGACCATCGGGGTTGAGGTTGAGATGAACAACATCACCCGCAAGGCTGCCGCAAAGCTCGCCGCCGAGTTCTTCGGCACAAACCGCAGCGAGTACACCGCCCACCGCAACGGCTACGAAACCTACAGCGCTTGGGACGCACAGGGACGCGAGTGGAAATTCCAGCGCGACTGCAGCATCAGCGGACCGGACAGCGAAAAGTGCGAACTGGTCACACCGATCCTGCACTACGCCGACATCGAAACCCTGCAGGAGCTGATCAGACGCCTTCGCAAGGCGGGCGCAAAGAGCGACTACACCAGAGGCTGCGGAGTTCACATTCACATCGGCGCAGCGGGACACACACCGCAGAGCCTGAGAAACCTCGCAAACCTGATGGCAAGCCACGAAACGCTGATCGCCGAAGCAATCAAGGTTGACAGCAGCCGCATGAACCGCTACTGCAGAACGGTAAACCCGAATTTCCTGCAGCAGCTCAACAAAAAGAAGCCCACCACGATGGCGCAGCTTGCAGACATCTGGTACGGCGCACAGGGATGCGACTACGGCAGAACCCACCACTACAACGACAGCCGCTACCATATGCTGAACCTCCACGCCACCTTCACAAAAGGCACGATTGAATTCCGCCTTTTCCAGTTCGACAAGCCCGCAGGCGGCAAGCAGAACGGGCTTCACGCAGGCAAGCTCAAGAGCTACATTCAGCTTTGCCTCGCAATGAGCCAGATGGCAAAAGACCTGCGCAGCGCAAGCCCGAAGGAACAGCAGAAGGAAAACAAAAAGTTCGCGATGCGGACTTGGCTGATGAGAATGGGCTTCATTGGCGACGAGTTCGCCACCGCAAGAGAAACCCTGACGCAGAACCTTACCGGCGACAACGCCTTCCGATTCGGCAGACCTTGAGGGAAGCCGAATCCCAGCCGCCAACCACGGCGGCTGGGGCGGCAAGCCGCACACAGCGCCCACGTTGCCCCGTGTGGGGCGGGAGTGGTATCCTCCGAGTAACTGCCCCTTTCGGTAAAAAGCCCTGTACGGGGCGCACACGGCGCAAACAGCGGCAAGGCATATTCTACACAACTGCAAGCCCGGAAATCCACATATCTTTTGTAGTTTTATCGGCTTGATATAGTGCCGGAAAAGAGTTAATATGTGCGTACCGAAACGAAAACGGAATCCAAGACAAAAGGAGAAAAGCAATGAAAAGATACTACCTCGCATACGGTTCAAACCTGAATATCCGCCAGATGCGCTGCCGCTGCCCCGGCGCAAAGCCTATCGGCATCACGGCGATCCCCGACTACCAGTTGCTTTACAAGGGCAGCAAGACCGGCGCGTACCTGACCATAGAACCGAAGAAAAACGGCATCGTTCCGGTTGCGGTCTGGGAAGTGACCGCCGACGATGAGAAGCGGCTGGATGCCTACGAGGGTTGCCCGACCTTCTACTACAAGCGGGACATCCGCCTGACCGTCAAGCTGCTGAACGGAAAGAACAAGCGGCTGGACGCTTTCATCTACATCATGCACGAGGAACGCAAGCACGGCATTCCTTCGCTGACCTACATCCGCACCTGCGAGGAAGGCTACCGGAATTTCGGATTCGACACCAAGTTCCTCGATGCCGCCTACGAAATCAGCGCAAAGGAGGTGCAGCGATGAAAGACCGCAACAACGAGCCACGTATCTGCCCGAAATGCGGGCAGGCGTACACCGCCCGACCAGCCCTTTCCCGCGTGGATAACAGCCCGATCTGCCCCGACTGCGGAACGCGTGAAGCGCTTGAAAGCATCGGCGTCGGACGCGAGGAACAGGACAAAATCCTCGGCATCATCTACGAGAAGTACCAGCCGGAATAAGGCGCACACAGCCGCTACGCTGCCCCGTGTCGGGCGGAACGGGTATCCTTGCAAAACTACTCCTTTCGGTAACCCGCCCCACACAGCGCAAACGTGGCGGCACAGAGCCTGTGTTCCCAACTTCTGTGCGATGTACAATTCAGCGGCTTTTCCGCTGCGATGTTTGTCACATTTGTTTTGCCGATTCTGCTTGCTATTTCTGCGGTTCAGAGTTAATATGTCACTACCGCAGGAGAAGCGGAATAACAACAAAGGAGCATTCACATGAACATTTTAGTTGTTGAACCGGGCAAGCGCCCCTACGCAAAGGAGATCAGCGGCGACCTTGAAAGCCTGCAGCAGACGGTCAGCGGATACATTCAGGCGATTTACCCCTTCGATGATCCGGTCGCACTGGTATGCGAGGAGGAAGCTCTCTACCATCCGGAACAGAAATGGAATCGCCCGATCAAGGGCTACGGAGTCATCAAGGGGACGTTCTTCCTTTGCGGACTTGGCGAGGAAGACTTCACCGACCTGCCGCAGGAGCTGATCGAAAAGTACACGGAACAGTTCCGGCAGGCATACGACTTCGTGCTGGTAGGCAACATTCTGATGCCGATCCCCCTGAGCGACTGAGCCGCACGGGGCGACCGGAACCCGGCTGGCAGGTGTAATATACACAACACCTGCCAGCGTTTTTCCTCGTATCTTCTGTAGTTTTAGCAGCTTGCTATTATTCCGGTTTAGAGTTAATATGTACACAACGGAAGGGCAAAGCCAACCGGAAACTACGAAACACGGAGGAAAAAACAATGATCAGCTACGGGATGGCAAAGGCAAGAGCAATGGCAGGCAGAGACGACTGGAACGAGCGCGAGGCGATCAAGAGCGCCACGATCCTTTGGTACGACACCGAAGAGGAAGGCTACGAACTGGAGATCGAGAACGAGGACGACCTCGACGCAGAGGACTTCCGGGCTTGGATCGAGGAGAATGCCGATCGCCTTGCGCAGGAGGACGCTGCCGCCAACGGCACGACCTTCGACGGTGTCGAGGAGATCGACTACGAGACCGAGTGGATCGACGACGATGCCCTTTTCGAGGCGGAGTACGAAGCCGCCTGCGAGTTTGAGTGGGAATGCAGAACCGGCAGATGAGCCGGTCGCCCCACCGGGGCGGCACAGCGCCGCCCTGTGCGCGGGCAGCCAGTTACGCGCAAACTGATGCCATGCCAGAACAAGCCCCGCACAGCGCGTTTATGCGGCTTCTGTGGGCGGGCGTAAAGTACACAAACAAGCGGAAAATACCGCAGAGATCATTGTTATTACTCACACTTGATATATCCGCCGTTTAGAGTTAATATGTGTACAACGGCAGGGGCGGAAAGCCCGCCAAAAAAACGAAAACGGAGGAAACGAATATGTGGCATGAAGGTACGATCGGAGTTCCGAAGGGCAACGGAAAGTACACGGCGGTTCGCTACTGGGTGAAAGCCTACGAAGAAGGCAGTCAGTACGGAATCGAGGGTGGCAGAATCAGCAAGCTCACGCTGAAGGTCGAAGGCAAGGTCATTTACAACTACGACCGGGGGCTGGATATTCCGCCCCAGAACGAGGCAGCGGAGATGGCGCTGGCGATCCTGATGCACGAATACAACTAAAAACACGAAGGCGGCTACCGGAGGGCAGCCGCCTTTCTCATGGAGGTGAGACACTTGCGAAAGCTGAAAGATTATACACCGACCAAGTTCATGGCAGAGGATTCCCATTACGACAAAGCCGCCGCCGACTACGCAGTCCGGTTCATCGAGTGCCTTGCCCACACGAAAGGCACATGGGCGGGAAAGCCGTTCGAGCTGATCGACTGGCAGGAGCGTATCATCCGTGACCTGTTCGGTGTTCTGAAACCCAACGGCTACCGCCAGTTCAATACAGCATATATCGAAATTCCGAAGAAAAACGGTAAATCTGAACTTGCCGCTGCGGTCGCCCTGCTTTTGACCTGCGGCGACGGTGAGGAACGTGCCGAAGTTTACGGCTGTGCCGCTGACCGACAGCAGGCATCCATCGTTTTCGAGGTTGCCGCTGATATGGTGCGGATGTGTCCGGCTCTCAATAAGCGTGTGAAAATCCTTGCATCGCAGAAAAGAATTGTCTATATGCCGACCAATTCTTTCTATCAGGTGCTTTCGGCGGAAGCGTATAGCAAGCATGGTTTTAACATCCACGGCGTTGTATTTGATGAACTGCACACGCAACCGAACCGAAAGCTGTTTGACGTTATGACAAAGGGGTCAGGTGATGCACGAATGCAGCCGCTGTACTTCCTTATCACCACGGCAGGCACGGATACCAATTCCATCTGCTATGAACAGCACCAGAAAGCGAAGGACATTCTTGAGGGCAGAAAAATTGACCGGACGTTCTATCCGGTCATTTATGGTGCAGAGGACGATGCCGACTGGACTTCTCCGAAGGTGTGGAAACAGGCGAACCCTTCCCTCGGTGAAACCATCGGTATGGAGAAAGTTGTCGCCGCCTGTGAATCCGCAAGGCAGAATCCCGGTGAAGAAAACGCTTTCCGACAGCTGCGACTGAACCAATGGGTAAAGCAGGCTGTCCGCTGGATGCCCATGGAAAAATGGGATGACTGTAACTTCTCCTTTGATGCATCTGAATTGGAGGGGCGTGTCTGCTACGGCGGACTTGACCTTTCATCGACTACGGATATAACGGCATTTGTGCTTGTATTTCCTCCAATTGACGAGGACGACAAGTATTATATCCTACCGTTTTTCTGGCTACCCGAAGATACACTTCCGCTGCGAGTTCGCCGTGACCATGTGCCATATGATGTATGGGAACGTCAGGGATACTTGCTCACCACGGAGGGCAATGTTGTTCATTACGGCTTCATCGAAAATTTCATTGAAGAACTGGGACAGCGTTTCAATATCCGTGAAATCGCCTTTGACCGTTGGGGTGCCGTGCAGATGTCGCAGAATCTTGAAGGACTTGGCTTCACGATGGTGCAGTTCGGGCAGGGCTACAAAGATATGTCACCGCCGACCAAGGAACTGATGCGACTAACGCTCAATAAAATGATTGCCCACGGCGGTCATCCGGTGCTGCGGTGGATGATGGATAACATTTTCATCAAGCGTGATCCTGCCGGAAACATCAAGCCGGACAAGGAGAAATCTACGGAAAAGATTGATGGTGCGGTTGCACTGATTATGGCTCTTGACCGTGCTGTTCGGTGCGGTGCTGGTGATTCGGGGGTTAGTATTTATGATGAGCGAGAACTGTTAATCCTATAAAGCCATATCCAAATTAAAGAATTCGTTCAGTTGCCTCCATAATGATATAATAAATTTCTGCGAATGTTTTAACGTTAGTGATCTCACTGCTGCTAATTAAATTATTGGCAAATGAAAACTCTCCTACTTTTTCAAATGCTTCGTCTAAACCGTCAGTTTCTCCTTTTATTTGAGCCAACTCATAAAACAGACATAGTTTTCTAATAATACAAATCAGTTTATCAAGTACAAAACAATTGATTGCATGAGTTCGGTTTATATCTATTGGACGATATAATTTATTTGAAAGCATTTTTGACATAGCAGAAATGAAGTTTTCAATTTCAGATTCGGCATAGCATTTAGAAAAGATAGGTGCATGGTCAGTTTTAGAACAAATTGTGTCATAGATTTTGGATTGTTCAACGGATAGCACACAGTTCTTTTTTTCTTTTAAAGCATATACACTTCTAGTTTGATAGGAATGCCAAATCGCAATATAATCCGCTTCAATATCATCTTCGGATTCAACTAAAGGATATTTGATAAAAAAGTCTTTGAAGTCTGGATATTCCTTAATGATTTGCTCGTATTGCTTCTTGTTGAATAAAGATGCAGTTGTTTTTCCCTGCGATAGATTGTTAAAGTGCGGATATGATATTGTTCCATGAGCAAAATCGAATCTTAATTCATAGTCATCATAATTGCTGAACCCATAAAGAATTTGTATTCGTGTGGTATTTGTGCTTTTTGTTCGAGTAGCTATAGGTAAATTAGCATCACAATACAAGCTATTTATTCTCATTGAGATGACTCGTCCATTTCTAAATAGATCTATTAAGTAATTATAAAATTCGTCAGCCATGTCCTTAATGTTTGGGCTAAATAATTGAGAATGTTTAATTGCTTGAAGAACAACAACAAGATTCATTTCGGAAATTCTGTTTTTTAACTCATAAGAAACTACTTGGCATAATGTATTGCAATAGTCTAGATCCAATGATGAACGATCACGTAACATACGGAACTCTAAATGCTTAATTAAAGTATTCTGACTTGATTCTTTTTCATCATACATACAATATTTGTAGTCAAATGCAAATTCTGGTAACTTCAAGTTTTCAAAGCTCCCCATACGTCCGTTTATACTCTCAAAGAAGAATTCTACGGCTTTTAGTTTTTTTATATTATTATCAAGTGCGGCTAAAGTGGTACAATCACTGAGATTGTCAAGAAGTGTATAGCTTTGATATATTGCGAAGAACATATAAAAAATTACACTGTCATATAGTGAAATCCTTACAATGTTATTTAAAGTCGATGGAAGTTCAGTATTATTGAATTGATGTAAACAAATTCCGCATTGTCCAATTTGAATCACATCTGTGTGGTCAAGTTCGGTTTTAAGAGCTTTATTTAGCAAATCAAAATTAACAGAAAGCATATCGGATAATCCCATAATATCTTCATCTGATATTTGGAATGTCGGATCAATATTATAAGCTAAAGCATAATAAAGGATTGCACAATCGTATTCAGATATATCATTTTCAGATAGGATTAGTATATTCATATCCTATTACTCCTTCTGACAATTTAGGATATATATATTATATCATTGTTCCATCAAAAATGTCAACCTCTGAAAGGAGCGTAATTCCCATGAGCATTTTCAAAGGACTTTTCAAAAGCCGAGACAAGCCTCGGAACAGCTACGACAGCCCCAGCTACACCTACTTTTTCGGCAGAAGCAATGCCGGAAAGAGCGTCAATGACCGCACGGCAATGCAGCAGATTGCCGTTTATGCCTGTGTGAGGGTGCTGTCCGAGGCGATTGCACAGCTGCCGCTGCACGTCTACGAATACACGGATAAGGGAAAAGAGCGAGTGCCGAAGCACCCGCTATATTTTTTGCTGCACGACCAACCGAACCCCGAAATGACATCGTTTGTGTTCCGTGAAACGCTGATGTCGCACCTGCTGATTTACGGCAATGCCTACGCACAGATCATCCGCAACGGTCGTGGTGAGGTCATTGGACTGTATCCGTTAATGCCGGATAAAATTAAAGCTGACCGTGACGAGCGTAACAGGCTCATTTACAAATACAGCCGCTATGATGAGCAGAACCCGAACTTCCGTGAACAGGGCGAAATCATTCTGCCTGCGGAACAGGTGCTTCACATTCCGGGACTTGGTTTTGACGGTCTGGTTGGCTATTCTCCCATTGCCATGGCGAAAAATGCGATCGGTCTTGCTGTTGCCTGCGATGAATACGGTGCGTCATTTTTTGCCAATGGTGCATCACCGTCTGCTGTGCTTGAACATCCGGGTGTGATTAAAAATCCGGAGCGTGTCCGTGAGGCGTGGCACAGGGCATACGGCAGCGGGAATGCTCATCGCACAGCAATTTTGGAGGAGGGCATGAAGTACACACCGATTTCCATTCCAAATAATGAAGCACAGTTTCTGGAAACAAGAAAGTTTCAGATTGAGGAAATTGCCAGGCTGTACCGTGTGCCGCTGCATATGATCGGCGACCTTGACCACGCCACATTCAGCAACATCGAACATTTATCCCTTGAATTTGTAAAATACACTCTTGACCCGTGGTTGATTCGTTGGGAACAGTCATTGATGAAGGCTCTGCTGTCGGATTCCGAAAAGGGACGGTATTTTATTAAATTCAATGTGGAAGGACTGCTCCGTGGTGATTATGCGAGCCGTATGAGTGGTTATGCGACCGCACGTCAGAACGGCTGGATGTCGGCAAATGATATCCGTGAGCTGGAGGATATGAATCTGATTCCCGAAGAAGATGGCGGTAATCTGTACCTCGTGAACGGCTCATTTACAAAACTTGCAGATGCAGGTGCATTTGCAGAAAAGGAGGAAACACATGAAGAATAATAAATTCTGGAACTGGGTGAGAAATGAGGACACAGGCGAAACAGAGCTTGTGTTCAATGGTGCAATTTCGGAGGATACTTGGTTCGGTGATGAAATCACACCTGCCATGTTCCGAAATGAACTGTCAAAAGTAAACGGCAACCTTACTGTATGGCTGAACAGTCCCGGTGGCGATGTGTTTGCCGCATCGCAGATTTACACCATGCTGAAGAATCACAAGGGCAAGGTTACTGTAAAAATTGACGGCATTGCAGCAAGTGCGGCTTCTGTGGTAGCAATGGCAGGAGATGAAACTCTCATTGCTCCGACGGGTATGATTATGATCCATAATCCTGCCACTTCGGCTTTTGGTAACAAGGAGGCTATGGAACAGGCAATCCGTCTGCTTGATGAAGTAAAGGAGTCCATCATCAATGCTTATGAAACTAAGAGCCACATCAGTCGTGCGAAAATCGCCAAGATGATGGATGAGGAAACATGGCTGAATGCGAAAAAGGCACAATCCCTCGGACTGGTGGACGGCATTCTCTTTGCTGAAAAGAAGCGTCCTGAACCCGATGAACCGGAGGAAGATGAAACCGAAGAAGAACCCGAAAAAGATGAACTTACCGCATGCCCGAACGTGAGTTTGGATTCTGTTGAACGTGAGCGGTATGCCGTGCTTGGATATGACACGGCAATGTCCTATTCACATACAACAACCATGCAGAGCCTTATGAAAAAGGTATGTGCAGAACACAAAGGTACACCTGTGGATCAGCTGATGAGTCGGCTGAATCTGCTGAAATATTGAGGAGGTTGATAGTATGACTATTCAGGAACTGAGAGAAAAACGTGCAAAGGCATGGGATACTGCCCGTGATTTCCTTGACAGCAAGCGTCAGGCAGATGGCACGCTTTCCGAGGAGGACAGCAAGACATACGATGCGATGGAAGCTACCATTGTCAATCTTGGTAAGGAAATCCAGCGTATGGAGCGTCAGGCAGAAATTGAAGCTGAAATGACAAAGGCAACATCCAGTCCCATTCTTACAAATCCGACTTCACAGATTGTGACACCCGAAAAAACTGGTACGGCATCAGCAGAATACAGCACTGCTTTCTGGAATTCCATCCGCAACAGAAACTTTATGGATATTCGCAATGACCTGCAGATTGGTACGGACTCCGAGGGTGGCTACCTTGTGCCGGATGAATTTGAGCGTAAGCTGATTGAAGCACTGCAGGAGGAGAATATCTTCCGTCAGATGGCAACGGTCATCAAGACTACTTCCGGTGACCGTAAAATTCCGATTGTAACTGCAAAGGGCGAAGCAGTCTGGATGGACGAGGAGGAACAGTATACCCTCTCCGATGATGCGTTCGGTCAGGCATCCCTTTCTGCTTACAAGCTGGGTACAGCCATCAAGATTTCCGAGGAGCTTCTCAACGACAGCGTATTTGACCTTCCGTCCTATATCGCTCGTGAGTTTGCCCGTCGTATCGGTGCAAAGGAAGAGGAGGCATTCTTCATTGGTGACGGTAAGGGCAAGCCGACCGGTATTTTCAACGCAACAGGCGGTGCGCAGGATGGTGCAACCACGGCAGGTACATCCATCACCTTTGATGATGTGATGGAACTTTTCTATTCACTCCGCAGTCCTTATCGTAAGAAGGCGGTGTGGGTGCTGAATGATTCCACAGTTAAGGCACTTCGTAAGCTGAAGGACAGTACAGGCAACTACATCTGGCAACCGTCTGTGACAGCAGGTGTTCCCGACACAATTCTCAACCGTCCCTACAAGACTTCCAGTTATGTGCCTGAAATCGGTGCAGGCAAGAAGTGCATGGCATTCGGTGATTTCAGCTATTACTGGGTTGCAGATCGTTCCGGCAGAACATTCAAACGTCTGAATGAGTTATTTGCCATGACAGGACAGGTTGGCTTCCTTGCATCCCAGCGTGTGGACGGCAGACTGATTCTTCCCGAAGCGGTCAAGACACTCACTATTAAGAAAACATCATGATGACGCTGGCAGAGGTAAAGAACTACCTTCGTGTCGATCATACGGAGGATGATTCGCTCATCCTCTCGCTGATGGACACAGCGAAAAAGCTGGTCAAGGATGTCGGCAGAATGGATGAACAGGCATTTACGGTTAATGAGGAAACCACACGGCAGGCTATGCTGTATACAATTTCATACCTCTATGAGAACCGTAACAATGCCGATTATCACAAGCTGACGCTGACCTTGCGTTCGCTGTTGTTTGCACAAAGAGAAGGGGTGATTTAATGGAAATCGGAAAACTTAATCAGCGGATCACCTTTCTGGAGCATTACACGAAGGTGGATGAAATCGGTAATCACGAAGCCCGATGGGATGAAGCATTCTCCTGTTGGGCTTCTGTGCTGCCGAAATCTTCAACGGAAACTACGGAAGCGGGTGTGACAAAGGAAGTACTGTCGCTGGAATTTACTGTGCGACAAACGCCGGATACCATGCGTATCCATCCGACCACACACCGTGTTATGTTCCGTGGTATTTCTTACAACATTGACAGCATACAGCCGAATTTTCAATCGCTGGACTATATGAAGCTTACAGCTGGCACACGAAAGGCAGGCGGTAGCGATGACATCTATTGACGACCTTGCCGATGAAATCATGGCAGGTTTACAGGAATATGCAGAGCTTGCCGATGATGCAATGAAAAAAGCTGTCAAAAAGACAGCAATATCGGTGAAAAAGGAAATCGCCGCCAACGCCCCGAAGGATACGGGTGCTTACGGCAAAAGCTGGACGACAAAAAAGGTCAAGGAAAACAGCCACACCTTGCAGATGACGGTACATTCCAAGAACCGCTATCAGCTGGCACATCTTCTTGAAAAAGGTCATGCCAAGCGTGGCGGCGGTCGTGTGCAGGGCAAGCCGCATATCGCCCCTGCCGAGGAACATGGTGCGGAGTTGCTTGAATCCCTGATTACGGAGGAATTATCGTGACCTATGAAGAAATCAATGAAATAATGGCGGAAATGGGATTACCTTATGCATATCATCACTTTGCAGAGGGTGAAAGTCCTGCACCGCCTTTTCTTCTGTTTCTTTCTCCAGGTGAGGAAACTTTTTCGGCTGACAATGTGGCATATCACAGCTTCAAGCAGCTGGATATTGAGCTGTACACCGATAAGAAAAATCCTGCAATGGAGGAAGAAATCAAATCCGTGCTGACACAGCATGAGATCTATTTTACAAAATCAGAAGCGTGGATTGAGAGCGAAAGGCTCTATGAAGTACTTTACGAAATGACGATATAAGGAGGAATTTGCTATGGCGAAGAACAGAAACAAAGTCAAGTTCGGTTTGAATAATGTTCACTGGGCAAAGATTATCCAGTGGGGTGCTGACCCTGACGGAACACCGACTGTACCTGTGTATGGCGAATCTGTGCGACTGCCCGGTGCGGTGTCGCTGTCCATTGACGCAAACGGCGAGAATGAAAATTTCTACGCCGATGACAGCGTTTATTATGTCATCAACAACAATTCCGGTTATGAGGGTGATTTGGAAGTTGCTCTTGTTACAACAGAATTTGCTACTGAAATTCTGGGAGAAATCCTTGATAACAACGGTGTACTTGTAGAAAAGAATGACGCAGAACCGTCGCAGTTTGCACTGATGTTTGAGTTCAGCGGTGATAAGCACAAGATCCGTCATGTGCTGTACTGCTGCACGGCGAGCAGACCTGCAACGGAGGGACAGACCAAGGAGGATTCTACCGAAGTCAAGACGGAAACGCTGTCGCTGACAGCATCTGCACTTCCCACAGGACTGGTCAAGGCAAAGACCTGTGAGTCCACCGACGAAACAACCTACAACAACTGGTACAAGATGCCGTATAACCCCGATACTTCGGAGAAGAAGGCGGCTACTACCACAACGACGAAAACATCATAAGGGGGCAGGACTATGGCAATCAAGAAAAATATTCTGGTGGACGGACTGGAAGTGCCGTTTAAGGCAAGTGCCGCTGTGCCTCGCCTGTACCGCCTGAAGTTCGGGCGTGATATTTATAAGGACTTTGCGGCATTACAGAAGTCCGTTTCCGAGGGTGATGCGGAGAATTCAGAACTGAGTATCGAGAGCCTTGAGGTTTTCGAGAATATCGCCTATATTATGGCAAAGCATGCTGATCCCGATACCATTCCTGCTTCTCCCGATGAATGGCTGGAGCAGTTTAATACGTTCTCCATTTACGAAATTCTGCCGCAACTGATTGAGCTGTGGGGACTGAACATCGAAACGCAGGTGGAATCTAAAAAAAACATCGTCCGATTGACAGGGAAATGACGACACCGCTGTTTCTGCTCCGTTGTGTGCAGTTGGGTCTGTCGATGGCAGATCTGGATCTGCTGTCGATTGGACTCGTGAATGATATGTTTACGGAGAAGGAGAATGATGAATATGACGGCTGGCATGAAGTCGCAGGACAGGCGGATTTTGACTCCTTTTAATTTGGATTTTTGTTATATACTTAGATCAGCCTTTAGTATATCTGTTAGAATTGGATAGCAGTCCATAGAAATCTCACATAAAGCTAATGCAAAATGATTCGTTTACTATTTGTTGGCGTTTTTATAATTTTTATAATCAGCTATGATAAATGCAGTTGTAATAGATAATATCACTGGAAATGCAATTCTTTCGCTTATATTTTTAAATAATATTGTAACAGTCCCGAAATCAAATATATATGATGGTATGCATAGCAGAACAATAGCTATAATCATTATTACTATTATTTTCAGATATTGAGCAGTTTTTTTCTTAATTTTATTTCTGCTAAATCTATCCATTTCTTTTTCAAAATCAGCTTTTAGTTTGGTATATTGGTCTGAGTCTTTCATCTGCATAATAAGATCTTTTTTTCTGGTTGTCCAAGTATTTGAATCTCTCCATTCCATATATTTATCAACATCTTGAAAACCGTTAAGCATTCGCGGATGACCGGGGTCATTATCATGTGAGGGTACGTTATCATAATCAGGTGTATTTAGATACCAAAATTGTATAGTTACAAATTCGTGTCCCACTTTAATTTTAATAGTATCTTTAGAATTATTGCTAACCGCTATTAACGAACATCCTATATACTGTGCATCTAATGTAGTGCCAATATGACTTGTGCCTTGTGATACAAGTGTAACTTTAGAATGATAAGAACCACCAATTCGATTAGTGACATATAACGATTCTTCTGAGTAAATAAGTGCTGTATCACCTGCTTCAATTTCAATATATCCATTATTAACAATACTACATTTCTTTGTTATTGACCATGCAAATTGGCTAGCGTGCAAATCAATTGAATTAGATTTAAAGGATTCAGGATGTAACGGGTATAAATAAATATTCTCACCTAGCTCCTTTTTTAAATCAATGACACTCAACATACGCACAGTCCCTCCTTTCACAATCTAGATAGACAATTGCAACCGAGCTAATATCTTCCAAGGATATTATACCAAATTAAGAAAACAATGTCAAGATTTATTTGGATTAAGTAAAATACAATGAGGTGACCGCACATGGCAAACAGAATCAAAGGCATCACCGTCGAGATTAACGGCGATACCACGAAACTTTCCAAGGCTCTGGAAGGCGTCAACAAAAATATCCGCAACACCCAATCACAGCTCAAAGATGTAGAAAAGCTGCTGAAACTTGACCCATCCAACACAGAACTGCTCACCCAGAAGCACAAGCTGCTTGCAGATGCGGTCACTTCCACCAAGGAAAAGCTGGACACCCTCAAAACTGCCGCAGAACAGGCAAATACGGCACTTGCAAACGGTGACATCACGCAGGAGCGGTATGACGCACTTCAGCGTGAAATCATCGAAACGGAAAACGAACTCCGCAATCTGCAAAATGAAGCGGACAGAACAAATACAGCATTCGCAAAGCTGGAAGCCGCCGGTGCAACTATGCAGAAGGTCGGCGATAAAATCTCCGGTGCGGGCGAAAAACTGCTGCCTGTGACCGCAGGGGTTGCCACGCTCGGCACGATTGCTGTAAAGACAGGTGCGGACTTCGATGCCGCCATGTCAAAGGTTGCCGCTGTGTCCGGTGCGACCGGTGAGGAACTGGACGCTCTCCGTGAAAAAGCACGAGAAATGGGTGCAAAAACAAAATTCTCTGCATACGAAGCCGCTGAAGCCATGAACTATATGGCGATGGCAGGCTGGAAAACGGAGGATATGCTTTCGGGTATTGAGGGTATCATGAACCTTGCCGCCGCATCGGGCGAGGAGCTTGCTCTCACATCCGATATTGTCACAGACGCTCTGACCGCTTTCGGCTTAACTGCTGCCGACAGCGGTCATTTTGCTGATGTGCTGGCAGCGGCATCGTCCAACGCAAATACAAACGTTGCCATGATGGGTGAAACCTTCAAGTATGCCGCGCCTGTTGCTGGTGCGTTGGGATTTTCTGTTGAGGACACTGCTGAAGCAATCGGTCTGATGGCGAATGCCGGAATCAAGTCCACACAGGCAGGTACATCCCTGCGTTCCATCATGACGGTGCTGTCGGGTGATGTGAAATTCTGCGGTGAAGCACTCGGAGAAGTGCAGATCCAGACCACCAATGCTGACGGCAGTATGCGAGAACTGACGGATATTCTTGCAGATTGCCGTGTGGCATTTTCTCAATTATCCGAATCGGAACAGGCTTCTGCCGCAAAAACGCTCGTGGGCAAGAACGCCATGTCCGGTTTTCTGGCTCTCATGAACGCCGCACCTGCCGATATTGAAAAGCTACAAGGTGCGATTTCATCCTGTGACGGCACATCCCTTGCCATGGCGGAGACCATGCAGGACAACCTCACGGGACAGCTGACCATTCTGAAATCACAGCTTGAAGAACTGGCGATTTCATTTTCGGATATTCTCATGCCGACCATCCGTTCCATCGTTTCCCATATTCAGGGATTGGTGGATAAGCTGAATCAGCTTGATCCGCAGACAAAGGAAACCATCGTCAAAATCGCTCTCATTGCAGCGGCTCTTGGTCCTCTGCTGATTGTCATCGGCAAGACGATTTCGGGCGTGGGCAGTATCATGACGCTCGTGTCGAAAGCACCTGCCGCCATTGCCGCTGTCAAGGGTGGTGTTGCGGCGGTGACAGGTGCATTGGGCGTTTCCCTCGGCACGATTCTTGCCGTGGTTGCGGCGATTGCGGCTCTCGTGGCGGCATTTGTGTATCTGTGGAATACGAATGATGAGTTCAAGAACAACATTATCGGTATCTGGAATCAGATCAAAGAAACATTTTCGGGACTTGCGGACGGCATCGTTTCGAGGGTCAATGAGCTGGGTTTCGATTTTGAAAATTTCACCGAAATGCTGAAAGCCGCATGGGATGCGCTCTGCTCCGTGCTTGCACCTGTATTTGAGGGCGTTTTCACCAATATTGCGAACATTCTCTCCGCCGCATCGGGTGTCATTCTCGGTGTGCTGGATATTTTCGTGGGGCTGTTCACGGGTGACTGGGAACAGATGTGGGACGGTGTCAAGGGCATCTTCATTTCTATCTGGAATCTGCTGGTCTCCACTTTCCAGAATATCCTCAACGTCATCAAAAATGTGGCGGATGTGGTTCTGGGCTGGTTCGGCACGTCATGGAACGGTGCATGGACAGCAGTCAAGGATTTCTTTGTGGGAATCTGGACTTCGATCTCCACATTCTTCACAGGCATTGTGACGGGAATCCGTGATTTCTTCGTGAATACATGGACGGCGATTTATACCACATTCACGAATATTATCACGGCAATTCAGACAGTTGCCACGACCATTTTCACTGCGGTCAGGGACTTCATCACCGGAATTTTCACCGAGATTTACAATTTTCTCGACCCTCAGCTGGAGGCGTTCCGTTATCTGTTTGAGACCATTTTTCAGGCGATTCAGATTCTCATCGGCATGGCGATGGACTGGATTTCGGAGAAAATATCGGCAATCTGGAATGGCATTGTTTCGTTCCTCTCGCCGCTTCTGGAGGGCATCAAAAGCACATTTGAAACCATCTGGAATGCTATCAGAACGGTCATTGACACGGTACTGACTGCAATTTCGGGAACTGTATCAGGCATCTGGAACGGCATAAAATCTGCAATTTCAGCTGTGCTTGATAGCATCAAAAGCAAGGTTTCCACGGCTTGGAACAGTGTATCCACGACCATTTCCAATGTGCTGGGGACGATCAAGACCACGGTTTCGAGCATCTGGGAGAATATCAAGTCCGCCGTTTCCGAGAAAATCAGCGGCATTGTGACGACCGTGAAGGACGGTTTCAATAACGCTGTGGACTTCGTGAAGGGGCTTGCCTCCGACGCCTGGAGTTGGGGTTCGGACATCATCAGCGGCATCATTGACGGCATCAAAAGCATGATCGGCAGTCTTGCGGACTGCGTGACGGGCGTTGCCGATACCATCCGTGAATTTCTGCACTTCTCCGTGCCGGACAAAGGCCCGCTGACCGACTATGAAAGCTGGATGCCGGACTTCATGCGAGGGCTTGCGGACGGCATCAACAAGAGCAAGAAGTACGTGGAAAAGGCGGTTTCCGGTGTTGCCGAAACAATGAAACTGACGATGCAGTCGGATCTGAGCTATCGGTTTGATGGGGTTTCGGCGGCTGTTGTGGACAGTACTGGCGGTGCGTCCGTGGTGAATAATTACTACAATAACGACAACAGCCGGACGGTGAATCAGACTAACAATAGTCCGAAATCACTGTCACGGCTGGAGATTTATAGACTTACGAGGAATGCGGTGAAGGGGTGAACTACAATTTAATCATAATATTCTTCGGGCAAATAGTCCTCACTATAATTTTCAAACAAATCAACACAATACTGAAATGCATCTGAGAAGTGGGTGAATTTTCTTTTTATACGTCCGTTATAGTAATCTAAATATTCATGAGTTTCTGTTGAGTAACACAAAACTTCGCTATCACCAATTATATCGGCAATCATAATGTAGTCTTTAGGAAACCATTCAGCTTTTTTTGTTTTATGTAATCGAATCAAGTATGTAACATCGTAAAATTCCACCGTGCTGTAATTTCCAAGTCGAAAGCCATTAGAAAATCGTAAAATATCCGCAAAATCGGTCGGAAGAGTTGTTTCATCTATCAGCTTTTGGATTTCCTCTTTAGTTGCGGCTTCATGAAATTCGCATGATATATCACCTTCAACCAGTTTGGCAATAGAAACCATCTTTTCAATCATTGGTTTTAAACCATTATTGGGGATATTCGGAATAAACATTCTTGCCCTCCTCGGATTTCTATTTTAGAGTTATCACACTCAACATTATATACACAATTATACCACATCTCACCCGAAAAAACAACCCTCTGAAAGGCGGTGAATTATGTTCTTCACCCTAATCCTCGAAAACTCCTCCGGCGACCGTATCGACATGACCACGACCGCCAATCAGTACATGACCTCAAAAATCTCCGGCCTGCACCCACCGCCCGGAACGGTCAGCACATCAAGCTATGCAGGCATGGACGGCAGCTATCTTAACAACGCTTTCATCGAAAAGCGTAATCTCGTTATCAACTTTGAAATGCGTGGTGTGGGGCTGGAAAAACGCCGCCACGCCCTATACCGTGTAGTAAAGCCGTCCCGATATATCAAGGTTTTCTACAAAACAGCCGGCATTGACGTGTACACCGAAGGGTATGTGGAGACTTGTGAGATCGACAACTTCACGAATAAAACAAACGGGCAGATTTCCATTCTCTGTCCCGACCCGTACTTGTACAGCACATCCGCCATTCACGCCTGTTACAGCCGTGTTTCGGGCGGATTTTTCTTTCCCTTTCCGCAGAGCGATGAGCCGTTTTCCCTCGGAAGTTACATTACCACGGACAACATTGAAATCCGCAATGACGGCGATGAAACCGGATTTATCATCCAGATTGAAGCCGTGACCGATGTAACTGTACCTGAAATTGCGGCAGTTACGCCGACCATTTACAACGCTGATACCGGTGAATATCTGCAAATCAAGGGCGAAATCCTGCGTGGGGACATCATCACGATTTCCACGAAAACAGGCAATAAAACGGTCACGCTCACCCGAAACGGCGTGGACAGCAACATTATCAATCGGCTGGTGGCAGGTTCGACTTGGCTGACGCTCCGTGAGGGGCTTAATACGTTTCATGTGCAGGCTATCCGAAATATCAAGAATCTGAAAATCACGCTGATGCATACAAATGCTTATCTGGGGGTGTAGGATGCAGATTGAAGTTTACGAAATGAATCCGACCGATAGTGGCGTGACAATCACGCTCACGGCTGTATGCGACAGCTTTTCAAGTCTGCTATGGGATGTACAGTATTACGGCTGCGGCAATTTCGAGGTATACATTGCCGCCAATGCTCGCAATATTGAGATTTTTCAGACTGGCAGAATTATCGGTCGGGATGATGATAAGCAGCACTACGGTATTATTGAATCTGTCACACTTGAAACCGATGCAGAAAACGGCGATTATCTGACGGTGACAGGGCACTTTCTCATGTCCCTGCTTTCTCGAAGAATCATTTATCCCACGCTTTCATTTTCGGCTCTGACAAGCTATGCAGATATGGTGGGATTGGCGGTGTATCGCAACTGTATGCAGTCTGATAATCGTCTGATACCTGGGCTTCGTCACGGCAATACAGACGGCACTTGCTGGAGTCAGAAATCCCGATTGCAGGTCAGCTATGAAAACCTCATGGAATGGATATTCAAGGTTTGTGAGATGATCGGTGGTACGGCGAATATCCGCTTGCAGGAAACTTCCGTTGGTAGTGGCATATACACCATGATGCTCGACTTCTCGCAAGGCACGGACAGGAGCATTTTGCAGGATGATAACGCACATATCGTGTTCTCGGATTCTTACTGCAACCTGCTGACATTCGGCTATTCTATGGGCTTATCCGTACAGAAGAATGTTGCTTATGTTCTCGGCTGTGGTGAGGGTACGGAGCGTAAGCGGACGGTCTGCTATCATGGCAGTGAGCCTGCACTTCTGAATCGCTATGAGATCTATGTGGACGCAAAGGATGTGTCTGATGAAATACAGGTTGACGGAGAAACGGTGCCGATTTCCGATGATGACTATATCGGTCTGCTTATAGAGAAAGGTGCAGAAAATTTTGTGCCTATCACCGAAATCAGTGAGTCTACAATTGCCGCTGATGATCGACAGTACCAATACAACAAAGATTACTTTGTTGGCGATTATGTCACGGTAGAGCATGAACGATTCGGCTTGATTCAGCCGAGAATTCAGCTTGTTGGCATGATTGAGAGCTATGACCAGAATGGTCGGACACTGACACCAACATTTAAGGGAGTGTGATATTATGAGTTTTTCTTTCGGATTTTTCAATGCAAAAAATATGGACAGGACGTACACAGCGGAGGATTTCACAAACTACCTCTCCAGTATCATCTGCAACGGTGTGTTTGACACCTACGGTGATTGCTTTTCTGTAACTGCCGGAAGTGGTGCAAGCGTAGTTATCGGCACAGGAAAAGCGTGGATTGATGGGCATTATTTCATCAATGATACCGCCTACACTCTCGACCTCACAAAGTATGTGGACGAATCCCTCAGCCGTTATGTCACCATTGGTATTAGCTGTGATGTAAGCGAAAATGTCCGTGCCTGTAAGCTGGAAGTAAAGTCGGGTACAGCTGCTACAACTCCTGTAATTCCAGTATTCGAGGATACGGCAAGCAAGAAGTTTCTCACTCTTGCAGCGGTATTTCTCAAAGGCGGTGCAAAGAGTATTACTGACGGCAACATCCGTGATATGCGTGAGGATGAAAATAAGTGCGGATATGTCAAGTGTGTTCTGGGTAAATGTCGTGTTTCGGAAATCCTCACAGCACTTTCTGCGTATCGCTCGACTGTTGCCGATCTGACGGAACAGGTGCAGGATTTATCTTCACAGGTAGCATCCCTCACCACACGTCTTGACGATTTCACAGCAGATGTGACGGCTGTCGGCAGTATCGGCGATTCCGCTTACTACATCATGTACTCCAACGGCAGACTTGCGATTCGTGGTACAGGTGCAACTTATGATTATGAAATCGGCAATTCTCCGTTCTTTGACAACACGGAAATCACGTCCCTTGATGTTGGTGAGGGCATTACAGCTCTGGGCAGCAGTCTGTTTGAACGCTGTACGAGCATGACGGATGTGTCGCTCCCGACAACGCTCACCAGCGTGGGTGAACGCTGTTTCTTTATGTACTCCAGCGGCGGTCTGACGAGCCTTGTCATTCCGAAAAAAGTAAAAACAATCGGAGAAAAGGCATTTGTCTGCTGTGAGATTGAGAGAGTGACCATTCCTTTTAGTGTAAAAGAAATCGGCAGCTATGCTTTCAATGAATGTGTTGAATTGAAATCTGTGTATGTGGATTCTCCGCTGATTGGTGGTTTCATGTTCACACGCTGTACGGCTCTGACCAGCCTTACCATCAGCAAGAATGTCACCACGATCAAGGAACACTGCATCAATTACTGTGGTAGTCTCAAGGAAATCACCTATGAGGGGACGCTTGCGGATCTGAAGAATATTGCCGGATACAAGTTCCTGATGAGTGCGGCGTTTTGTCCGTTAGAGCGTATTTCCTGCGTAGACGGTGCATTTGTACTGAACGGTGAAACATGGGAGGAGGTTATCGCATGATGAAATTTTTCGTCAAAGGTCAGCGTATCGAAATCACAGAGCGTGAGGTCATTGCAAGCGGACAAATCGCCTTTGTGACGCTGAGATTCGCTTTTGACTGCTCGTGGAAGAATCTGCACAAAGTTGTGCAGTTTTCCCAGTGCGATGCGGTTTACAACCGTGTTCTCGGCGTGGATGGGCTGTCCTGTCTGCTGCCCTCGGAACTTCATCCCGGTATGGTGAAAATGAGTGTTTTCGGCTATGACAGTGATTCTGATACAACTATCCGTGCAACGACTGTGCCTGTGACACTCCATGTCAGACCTTCGGGTTTTGACGGTGAAAGCTGTAACGTGCCGCCGACTCCCGACCTCTATGCACAGCTTTTGGAAGAGATGAAGAAGCTGCTGTCGGAGGTGCAGAGTGGCAGTAATGGTACAAACGGCAAGGACGGAGAAAACGGCTTGTCTGCGTATGAACTTGCGGTTCAAAATGGATTTACAGGCACACTTACAGAATGGCTGAACAGTCTGAAAGGGGCTGACGGTAAGAATGGTGTCGATGGTAAGGACGGTGCAGATGGATTAAACGGAAAAGATGGTGCAGACGGCAGGAACGGCATTGACGGAAAAGACGGTCTTTCTGCCTACGAAATCGCCTTGAAAAATGGCTTTGTCGGCACGGAATCCGAATGGCTTGATTCCCTCAAGGGCAAGGATGGTGAAGATGGCAATTCTCCCGAGATTTCGGGATTTGCAACAACGGAATATGTGAACGAACGGCTCTCTGAAATTCTCGTCATTCTGGAGAATCTGCCGACTGCAAGTACTGTGACACTGTTTAGCTACGGTGACGATGTCCCCGAAAAGTATGGCAGTACGATTTTCACCATCTACCAGAACGGCATTCAGGATCTGAACAGCAATATCCGCAATAACAAGCCGTTTTGCAGTGCCGCTAACGGCTACGCACTCAGCTACAATCAGACGGATTTTGGCTGGGATGGGCAAGTTTACACGGCGAGCACCACGCCGATTACGGTCAGATCCGGCACTGCCATTGCGATGACGGCACAGTCGGGTGTGACGGAAAAGGGTGCAATGTATCTGATTCCGACCGCTGGAAAGAACGATTCTGACACGGTGCAGAATTATATCTACACATCCGTCACCACAGGAAACTGCGTAGAACTGCCGTTTTACTGGCTGTACTGCGATACATTCATCACAGGGCTGACGGCTTGTGATGCTGCGGATGAGGGTGAGTATTATCTCTGCTGGGTGGGCAGGTCGAATAATTCGCATCCGGTTGTGCGGGAGGTGAAGGTGATGAATTGACTTTTTCGGAGTGGAGTGGTATAATGTTAGAAAGCAGATTGACTTAAAAATAAGAATTTGACGGAGAATAAGTAATGAAAATCTACGATATTTCCCAAGAAGTTTTCGGCTGCCAAGTGTATCCGGGCGACCCAATGCCGGAGAAAAAAGAACTCAAATCGATGGAAAAGGG